GTGAGATAGCATGGTTACGGAATCCATGGAGGTAAATGATGGGCAAAACACGGATTGAGTGGACGCAGGCAACGTGGAATCCAGTGACAGGGTGTTCTCCGATCTCTCCTGGGTGTGCGCATTGTTACGCAGCGCGGATGGCGAAGCGGCTAGCAGGGCGCGCAGGATATCCAGAAGCACCGGACGAGTTCAAAGTGACAGTGCACCCAGAGCGGCTAGAAGAGCCATTGCGGTGGAAGAAGCCACGCATGGTATTTGTGTGTAGCATGGGAGATCTATTCCATGAGTCACTCGCAATTGGGCACATAGAGCCGATCTTTGAGGTAATCAAGGCGACTCCGCAACATACGTATCAGATTCTTACTAAACGACCAGAGCGCATGGCGATTGCTCTGTCTGCGATTAGTTTTCACCTGAACGGGAATGCCCCGTTGCAGAATCTGTGGGTTGGCGTCACTGCTGAGAATCAAGAGCAAGCAGATCGGCGCGTCCCGGTGTTGTTGCAGATTGAAGCCGCAACACGGTTTGTCAGCGTTGAGCCTTGCTTATCTGAAATTGATTTGACAGAACTGCATCAACAAGGCATGCATCACGTGAATGCCCTAACTGGCAAAGTATGTATAGAAAAGCCTCAATACTGTACGGGATATGGTGCTTATTACGGAAACAAGTTGGATTGGATCATCTGCGGTGGTGAAACCGGCCCTGGAGCGCGTCCAATGCATCCACAATGGGTACGGTCATTACGTGATCAGTGCCAGACTGCCGACACGCCATTTTTCTTCAAGTCATGGGGCGATTGGTGTCCTAAAAGCCACACCGAGCTTTTCCCAACATTCGATAATTCTATGCGCTGGGGGATACTCACACGAGACGGCGAGTTTTACGAGAATACCACGCCGTGGAACGGGCGCAATGAAGTCTCTCCTGATTATGAGGCTACCGTGTACCGCATTGGCAAAAAAGCCGCTGGACGCCTGCTCGATGGGCGCACCTGGGATGAGTTTCCAAGAGATATGGTGGGGACATGCTAAAGGTTGGCGATCACGTGACTAGACCAGCAAACGGGTATCTCAACGTACCGGAGTTCTCCGGCGTCATTAAGCGTTTCTGGAGATTCGATGCGAATCGCATGATGGCACAAGTCTGTACCGGTGAGGAGGGAGTTGAGGATTGCATGTTGACGGATGTTTCAGGTCTCTACCCGACACCATGTGAACCTGGTGCTAATATGGCTCTCTCTGATAACCCTGGATTCACTCATGGCACCAGCGATGAATGATGAACAAAACAGAAGTCCCCCGACGTAGCGTCGGGGGACTTCTGGGCCGAGGTCACACCAGCGGGACAGGGCCAACTGGGGCTGAAACGCCACCTACTGCTCTGAACATGGTTTGTCTGCGGTAATGGCTGCAGTGAAGTCTGCGATGATTACCTTCCTCGGACATGGAGAATTATACATGGACATCAAAACTACACAACTTCGGACACGGGATATTGAGGCACTGGTGCGCCGGGTGAATGCGCTGCATTCTCGGTGGCGAGGATATACGCTGGTATACGATCCAGCAGAGACCGGCGAAGCGCAGGCGTGGCGCGACGGAACGATTGAATGTTTGCACAGATTGGTGAAACCATCTGTGCGCCCACACGCGATACTGACCCTGCTCGACATGATCGAGCGCATGTTTTATGAATGGGGGTTGTGTCTGGAGGTCCTGGAAGATACGGCGCGGGTACTGGAACGTAAAGAGGGCGGGCGGACGCTGCGCAATGAGAATGAGAGATTGGCGCGCGAGGCGCAGGCGCTGAAAGCCAAGATAGCGGAGCTGGAGAAGCAACTTGCGGCAGCACAGACTGAATGTGCGACCTGGCGCGAGCGCGCTCTGGCGACAGCGCCGACATCGGTGACCATTCCAGCGCAGACGGTGACCGTGCGCTCGAAGATCGACAAGGAGATTCTGCGCCTGATCGCCGTCACGGGGTTGGCGCGCAGCTGGCATGTGATTTCCAGGATCACGGCGATGGGATTGACCGAGCACGACAATGGTGTGCGCAACGCGCTGAAACGGCTGAAAGACACAGAACTATTGGAGGACTTCGTCTGGAATGGGAAACCACAGCAGTGGACACCACGTGCAGGCGGGGGGCGGCAATTGTTGCGCCTTACAGAGCGAGGGCGAACGTGGGCAGAGATGGCGTTCAAAATCGCGGCAGTTCCGTGCGAGCTGGATGAGCCGGTACAGAAACATAAAAGTACGGCACACGCGGTGGCGATCCTCGAAGCACGCGACCAGTTACAGGCTGTCGGCTACGGCGTCAACGATGCGCCAGACCCGCTGCTAGTACGCGCGGATGAGCGTTGGGGGCAACGCACAGAGCCGGATCTAGTGGCTATGGAAAACGGTGTTTTCTGGCCGGTTGAAGTGCAACTGGAGATAGATAGCCGTAACAATGAGAAGTGGGCGAAGAGCCTGAGCCTCGTGCCGCGGATGTTTCTGATCACAGTCAATGTGCAGACGTGTGAGAAGCAGGCTGAGATTCTGCGGCAGGCGGCACGCTGGCGCCGATTGCCACAAGGTGAGATCAGGCTAACGAGTTTGGAGGCCATGGATTCCGGAATCTGGCAGTGGCTTGTGATCCACTCATAATTCACCCCTGGATCGTGAATGAATATAGGTTCATCAGGAGGTAGGATGGCACAAATAAAGCGCCGCACGCAGTCTGTGATTAAGGTAGAGATTCTCACTGATCGTTACCAGAGCGGCGAGATAGTATTACGCCCGATCTACACGTATGCAGATGATAGTGAGGGGTATGGGGCAGCTCATCGCTGTACGCTTGGCAAAACTGCTGAGGACTCCGCTGCACAGGTGTGGGATTTTATGTTCGCGTGCCTCGCGGATATGCAAGAGGAGGCTCCGCATGTGGTGTTGCGCATGGAGCGTAATCCAGATGACGGGTGGTCTGGGATACTGGTGACGGCTCTAGCATTGGCTGCAGCGCATGAACTGGGAATCACGGTAGTGCAGACTGATGCGGCGCAGTTGCCGTTGTTCAACCTGGTGGCTTGAAATTGCGATGTTGATAGTGTATGATAATTGTGACACTGATGAGGTGTACCGATGGTGGTTATCGAGGATGGGGGGAACCGATTAGAGATTTCGGCGCGGCTGGCCGCAATGATCCGGCGTCTGTTGGAGGCGCAACGGATCATTGATGCTGCTACGAAAGGCCGCATCGAACTCAACTTCGCTGGCGACCGAGTGCGTAAGTCGGTAACGATCTGCGATGATTGATCCCATGTTGATTTTCTTTCTGCGAAGAAAATTCTGAGCAGGGTGGTGATAGTGGTCCCGATAGCGGCAGCTATGGAGAACCTGGGATAAGGGTACATCGGGATCACAAGCCGTAATCTCCCTACACGGTCATGGTGGTGGAAAGCCATCGAGGGTTAGCGTAATCAGCGCCCAGATAGCACATGCTATCTGGGCGTTTTTGTTTGGCAGACACAACTGCTAAGAATGAATTAGCGGAACTGTTGGAGGTGGACGATGCCAGAAGTCGTGTTGGGTCCCGAGTTGTTGGCCGCAATGGCCGGGGTGATTCTGAGCCTGGCGTTTTCTTACGTGCCAGGTGTGAAGACCTGGTACAAAGGGCTATCGGGCGAGTGGAAGAGGTTGATCATGGCGGGGCTGCTGTTGGTGACAGCGTTGGTGCTGTACGGTCTGGGCTGTGCCGCCGTGGTAAAGGGCGTGACGTGTTCGAGGGATGGTTTTGCGCAACTGGTGTGGATGTTCTTGGTAGCCCTCGTCAGCAACCAGAGCACGTATACCATCGCCGGCAGCCAGGAGCGGAACTGGCATGTGTACGACGAGGAAGATCTGCCGGAGATGTAGGCGGATGGAACTCGGCTTTGTAGCTACTATCGCTGGCGCTGCCGCAACACTGATGGCAGCGTTGGTCACGCTTTTCAAGGTACGCGATGAGCTGCTCAAGATTCGCGCCGAACGACACAAGATCGAAAGTGAACGTGAGCAGATTGAGACTTGCGCCTCTGACCAGATTACACGCACTGCGTTGTCGTTGATAGAGCCGCTGGAACAGCGGGTTGTAGTGTTGGAGGCAGAAAAAGCGCGTTTACAAGATGTCGTTGATAAGCAGGGCGAGAAGATCGCAGCACTGCAATGCGAAAACACCCAGTTGCAGCGCGATGTTGCTGCCGGACGTGATGAGAACACCCGGCTATCGAATGAAATCGGGAATTTACAACGCCAGAACGATGTATTGACGTCGTCATTGAACCTGCAGGGTGAGGAGATTTCCGAGCTGAAGACGGATAATGCACGGCTGCTCGAAGGTGTGGGGTTGCTAACACGCCAGGTAGAAGCGCTCGGGCAGAGGCCAGTGTATCAGGCAACTCAACCAATAAGGAAGCGGTGATGTCAATGAATCTGTTGTCCAACGGCAATTTCGAGGGCGGCTATCGCCCTCTTTGGGATGAAGGCACCCAGACCAAACCGCATCATACCGCCTACGTCTGCGAGGTGGACCGCACTGGCGGTCCAATCACCAAATACTACACCGTCGAACGCGGTGAAATTCATAATCCGGTGGGGTGGTGGGCCTGGTATGCGCACCAGCGCAACGATGATACGCTGGTTCCGTGGGATCCTGCCAACCGCATCGGCTGGAGTGAGCCGGAAATCCGCCTCACCGAAACCGTCCACCAGCGGCATCGCTCCGGCGCGACCGCTGCCTACACCTTCACCTGGCGGCGCATCCACGAAGGCGGTCTCTTCCAGCAGGTTACGGTGACGCCGGGCGCGCGCTTGCGCTTCACCGCATACACCCATGCCTGGATTGGTGATGATGCCCATCCGCCCACCTGGTCGCTCCCCGGCTATGGCGCTCTGGCCTGGCCAGCAGGCACACCCGGACTGAACGATGACCAGCGCAGTGTGACGCAGAGCGTCGGTATTGATCCTACTGGGGGAACCGACCCCTACGCACCCACTGTACTGTGGTCTCCAGGGTGGCACATATTTAACGCCTACCGCGCTGAGCCTCTCGCCGTTGAGGCAGTCGCTGCCGCTGATACCGTCACCGTCTTTCTGCGCTCCTCGACCCTTTGGCCCGTCGTGCATAACGATGTGGCCTGGGATGATTGCGAATTGACGGAGATCGAACCCGGAGTTGAGCCTCCGGATTCTGGGCGTGGCGCGCCACGCGAGCAGTACGCCAGAACATATTTGCTCATGCACAGTGGCGAGTCTCTCACGATGCGGCATGCGGCGATTGACGCGATGGAGTCGCTAGGTGTGTGGTGGACGCTGGGGCAAAGCGCTGACGATGCCGGCATTGGCGATCTGGATGTGCGTGAAGTCATCGCCGTGAATCCGGCGATGTGGGGCGACGATTTGCAGGCGTTCTTCGAAGCGCATTACCCCGGTGTGGTCTATCGCCCCGTCTATGCGGCTACGCCGGCAGATCTGCTGCCGGAGCTGCATTTTTTGATCTATGGTCCAGCGCAAACGTCACTAACTACTTTCTCGCAACGCAATCCGCGTTGGGCGTCAGAGCTCATGTTGCCCAGCACGCGCACAGTCGGTGGGTCAGGCTGCGCGATGGTGTCTGCGTGCATCATCGCGACACGAGTTGATCCCACGCTGACTCCGTTGGAATTAAATCGGAGGCTTTCAGCGAATGGCGGATATACAGCAGGGGGTCTGCTCTATTGGCGCAAGGTCGAGGAAGCCGTCCCAGGCTTGCGCTTTGTTGCCTATAACACCTGGAGAACCACGCCAAAACCTGACGCGGATATAACACTAGTCCGTGCAGTTCTGGAACGTGGGCCATGCGTCATCCAGATTGACCACATCCCTGGCGGCGATTTGGACACGCACTTCGTGGTTGGCATCCGCATGCTCGGTGATGATGATGTGGAGATCATTGACCCGTGGTATGGCGACACTACAACTCTCAAGACCCGTTACTGGCGCGGGAGTCTGCCCCAGAGTATTTTTGCGCTGGCAGAGTACAGCATCTCTGAGCCACCGCCGGTTGTGCCTCCTCCACCTGCGACTGGCCGACAACTGCTCAGCCTGCACTGTCAGAGCTTTGGTCATGCTGAAAAGGAGTTCTTCCGACTGGCGCGGCCCGCAGTAGGTAAGGTGTTTGATGTTGGCACCGCGATTGAAATCAAGAAAGTCAGCGCGGAGACGCTGATTGTCTATCGGCACCACCTGGAGGAGCACGACATTTGCGCTGTGGTAGATGATCCGGTATGGGGGATTGACTGGTTTATAGACCAGTTCCCGCATGACGTCTTGGGAGCAGTAGGTAGCGGCATCATAGATTATATTGAGGTGCCTACCAACGAGGCTAACCAGTGGCGACCCACGGCACAGTGGGCAGCGGCAGAGTTGCGCTTTGTGGAGCGCCTAAAGGCGCGTATTCCGGGTGCGCGTTCGCTAACGCTGACGGCGAGCGTGGGTAATCCAGCGAACGAGGGTGATTATGCCTTGCTGATTCCGCTGGCGCGTGCGACTGCCGCCGCCGGTGGAGCCGGCGGCTATCACGGCTACAAGCCGATTCAGCAGGGGCAGCGTTTCGACGATCACGCCAAGTGGCATGAATGCCGGCACGAGGGTATGGATGCAGTTTTCCGCGCCGCTGGCATTCAGTTGGATTGGATATTGACCGAGGTGGGCGCCTGTGGCGGGCAAATGCAAGGTGTCCCTGGTGATCAGCACTTTGCTTTCGATTCGTTTGCGGGGTGGCGTGCGCCATCATGTTTTAACGGCGATTGGCCTGCATATCGTGAGATGTTGCGCTGGTATGAGAATCGCTTGCGAACTGGTTCTGCGCGAGTCTTAGGAGCCACGATTTTCACAACTTGCACCTGGCAGTGGCAGGACTTCCACCTCGACGAGAACCAATTGCGCGAGTTGGTGTGGTGAGAGATGTTGCGTTCCGTGTGGTTCCAGTTTGTAGCAACGGTTTGTCACATCTGGTTGTGGGTGCTGCACACGGCGTATGACGGTTACTGCAGGCGTCAGTGGCGACAAGGGCGTGCTGCGCTGAGCTTCCAGCTCTGGCGCCGCTGGGGGCGGTAGGCGATGCCACGCGCAAAGCCATTTACATGCAAACGGTGTGGACGGCAATATACCGGAGGACGGTGTCCGGTATGTCATCCGCAGAAGACTAAGGCGCGTGGGCGTCATCGAAGCAGCGGTAGAACGACAAAGCGTAGCCGAGTTACAGAAGTGTTGGGACGTGGCGCACTGGCAGTGAATACGGATGCCTTCGATGGGGCGGTTGCTCGCGGCGTGGCAACTGCGATGAGGGGAGGTGATCCAGACGATGCGAGGTCCGCAAGCCGAAGCGGGTCATCCTGCACGAAGCAGGAGAGAGCGCTGGAGAGCGCGCCGGTTTAGCCGACGGCAAATCAAACGCGAAAAGAAACGGAAGGCCATTGCTGCTAACCGTTTCTTAGCAGCACGGAGTTGCTGAGGATTATGCGGAAGGTTCTGGTGTTTTTGTCGGATATGCATAGCGGCCATGTACTGGGGCTATTGAATCCGGCAACGGTACTTCACGATGAGGATCAGAGTACGGGCGACATTGTAGCGTATTCGCCCAGATTGACGACAACACAAGAATACTTGTGGGCACTTTACCAACTGTATCTCGATGAGATCGCGCGAATTGCTGCAGGCGCGCCGATTCAGATTTATTTCGATGGTGATGTCACCCAGGGGAATGCATTCCACGAGCAGCTGGTGACCACCCAACTCGCCGGGCAGTTACTCATCGCGGCAGCCAATCTGCGACCGTTAGTCGGCCTGCCAGGGGTGCAGGCTGTGCGTTTCGCCAGCGGCACGGGCGTGCATGTGTTCAAAGAGGGTTCTGCACCGGTGTTGGTCAAGGCGCAGTTGGAGGCGGAGTTCCCAGCCATTGATTTCAAGGTGATGCAACACGGACTGGTAGACATCGACGGCTTCCTGGTTGATTATGCGCACCATGGTCCATCCAGCGGTATCCGTATGTGGACAGAAGGCAATCAGCTGCGGTACTACTTGAAAAGCTTGATGCTAGAAGAGATCGTGCATGGCAAAGTCCCACCGCGTTTCGTATTCCGGGCGCACTTTCATGAGTATGTGCGTGAGACGGTGCGGGTGAAGGGCAAAGTGGAGTATGAGGCTGACATTGTGTTGTTGCCCAGCTGGTGTGGTATGGGTGAGCATGGGCGCAAGGCGACCGGTTCAAAACTGCGTTTGTCGAACGGTCTGATCGTGTTAGTGGTCGAAGATGGCAAGTTAGTGGATTACATTCCACTTGTGGAGCAGGTTGATTTGCGGACGAAGGAACGTTTGTGATGGATGAGATACGGCGACGGATTTTGGCGGAGCTGGAGCAGTTCACTCAGCGACCAATATTGGCTCAGGATGAAATCACAGCGGCGGATTATGCGGCGCAGTTTGGATGCAGACATCAGTTAGCTGCACAACGGCTCGTCCAGATGGTGGACGAGGGGCGGATGACCGTGCGCAAAGGTATCTATGATCCGCGCTGCGGCAGAGTGGTCAACGGGTACAAATTCGCGGACGGTGTTCCTTCGCGTAGCGACGGCGCGCAGCGGCATGATGAAGACGCCTAGAAGAGCGTAAATTGACGAGGGTAATGTGGGGGTATTGATTTCATGGGCGAGTGCGGAGCTAGAGGCAGTGCTGGCTAAGTTGTCAGCCCAGCAAGCCGCCGGTGTGCAGCGGATCATTGAGGCGGAACTGGCGGGCCGGTCGCTGAGCTCGTTGTTGGATTGCAGTGGTCAAATCTGCACGTCAACAACCTACTACGGTCACAAATCGAAGAACGGTCGCGACCGACCGGGTTGGAATGCAAAGCCGGAGTTCCGGCAGGCGTTGACTCTGGCGCGAAGAGATTATCGCGCATGGATGTTGGAGCATGGCACGAGCGAGGCGTTGCAGGTGCTGGCCAGCACAGCACCCAGTGCCGCCAGAGCATTGAAGCACCAGGTCGAGGGCGACGCGGATGCGGTTAGCGCACTATGCCGGTTACTGCAATCTGAGCGGGTTGAAGACCGGCTGAATGCAGCAAGTGGTTTGCTCAGTGTGGGCCTGCCAGCAGTGACGCCAGCGGTGATTCAAGCGCTGGAAGCTGAAAAGGATGAGGCTGTGCGCACGGCACTGATTACGGTGCTGGGTCGCATTGCTGGATACACGGATGCCGATCGTCGTCTGGCTGCAGCAGCGGTGTTGGATCGCGCTGATGTGAAGACGGCGGCGAAACAAGCACGAGAGATAGATCAGGATGAACTCGACCGCGAGATTGAGCGCCGATTGGCGCAGCTGGCCTCCGGAAGCGAAACAGCGTTTGCTGATGCGCTTGCGAGCGCTGGAGGAGACCCCGGCTAAGCAGTTTGTGCGTTATCAGGATGCTCCCGCAGAGTTTATCGAGGAGCACCTGGGTTGTACCTTAACAGAGCCTCAGAAGTTAGTTTGTGAAGCAGTACGCGACTATCCGGTGACGGTAGTGCAATCGGCGAATGCTGTGGGCAAAACGCACGCGGCAGCCGGTGTGGCGTTGTGGTTTCTGCGGGCGTTTCCGTTGAGCAAAGTGATCGCTGCAGCGGCTCCACCCCTCGAGAACCTGGAGCGGTTGCTCTGGGGTGAGATCGAAGGGCGTCTCAATCAGACCGCAAGTTTCAAGGATGCCGCGGCAGGTTATTTGCGTGTGGAGTTGGGACCGGAGTGGTGGCTGGTGGGACGCGCGATTCCGAGTAGCGGGACGCCGGCTCAACGGGAAGCGAAGTTCAGCGGGTTGCATGCGCCCTATCTGCTCTTCATTGTGGATGAAGGCGATGCGGTGCCGGATGAGGTGTACCGGGGCATTGAGTCGTGTTTATCTGGGGGCCACGGGCGCTTGTTGGTGATGTTCAACCCGCGTGCGGCACAAGGTCCCGTGTACCACATGATTCAGAGCGGGCAGGCCCATGTGGTGACACTCGATGCGTTTAGCCACCCGAATGTGATTACCGGCGCCGATGTGATTCCAGGTGCGGTGACACGCGAAGCGACGGTGTTGCGGTTGAGCGAGTGGAGTCGCCCCGCTGTAGCGGGTGAAACACCGCGGCCTGGCGATGTGGAGTGGTTGCAGGTACCCGAGTTCCTGGAGAATGCCACAGCAACGCGCAAAGATGGCACACTGACCCCGCCGTTGGTTGGCGGGCAATGGCGCAAGGTTACGAATCCGGCGTTGAGCTATATGGTGCTGGCGCGATTCCCCGGTCAGGCGGAGAACCAGTTGATCAACCGGGCCTGGGTAGAAGCGGCACAGCAACGGTGGCGTGTATGGCAGCAGAACCATGGCGACAAATCGCCTCAGGGTATCCGGCCGATTCACGGGCAGGATGTGGCGGAGTTCGGTGTTGATCGCAATGTGGCATGTTTCCGCTATGGCGGCTGGGTAGCGCCCTTTGAGGTGTGGAACGGGGTGGATGTGCTGGTCACGAGTGACCGGGCGGCAGACCTGGCCCGCGAGCGCAATGCGCTGCGTTCGATGGTGGATGCGACCGGCATCGGCGCCGGTGTAGCTCCGGGCATGATTCGGCGCTGGATGTCCAATCCTCAGGCGTATGAAGGCATGGCGCTGGCGATACATGTGGGAGGCGCACCAACGCAGACGGTAGAGGAGGGGGCGTTTGGCACGTTGCGGGATCAGTTGTGGTGGCGCTGCAGAGAATGGCTGCGCACGGATGCTGCGGCGATGTTGCCGCCGGATGAGGCTCTAGTAGATGAGTTGTGCGCTCCGATGTACCAGGTGCAGAACGGGAAGATCAAGGTGACGAGTAAGGATGTGCTGAAGGAATCGCTCAGGCGGTCACCAGACCTGGCAGATGCGCTATGTCTGACGTTCGCACCGGAGAGTACGGTCGGGATACGGAAATTGTAGCGCTGCTAAGAAAGCGTTAGCAGAACTGTTACGGTCAGGAGTCATTATGCGGGTGATGGACAATCTGCGGCTGTGGGCCGCAATGACGTTGATGAAGGCGACGCGGGTGGCGGTGTTTCCGAATTGGATGCGGCACTCGTTCATGGATATTGCCTTCCAGACGTTGGTCACCGATGGTTATAAGAAGAATTCGGCGGTGTTCGCCTGTGTGCAGGCGCTGGCGTTTGGGTTCTCTGAACCGCGGTTGCGGGTGTACAACGATGGCTCGCCGGATGAGCTGCACCCGTTAGCGAAGTTGCTACATCGTCCCAATCCGGATATGGGTTTGAAGTCGCTGCTGCAATACACGATGACGTATCTCGCCATCGGGGGGAATTGCTATTGGTTGAAGGTCGTCAATCGCCGTAATGAGGTGGTGGAACTGTGGCCTCTGCACGACGGGCAGATGACGCCAGTTGCCGGCGGCAGTCGTTTGATCGGCTATTACGAGCTGTACGACGGCGAGGGCGTGAAGATGGACGAAATCCCGCGGGAGCGGGTGATTCACTTCAAGTGGGCGGTGGACCCGCTGCAGCCCTGGCGCGGATTGGCACCGTTGGTGTCAGTGGCGCGCGAGACTGATCTCGACAGCGAGATGACGGATTACACGTTTGCGCTGCTGAAGAACAATGCCGTACCGCCGCTGGCGCTGATCGCGCCGGCGAATGTAATCCTGCAAGATTATCAGATGCGGCGCATGAAGCAAGAATGGGTCGAGCAATACGGCGGAGATAATCGCGGGAAACCTGCCATTCTGGAAGGCGGGGTGGATATCAAGCAGCTGAGTTTCGACATCAACAAACTGGCTGCAGAAGCGATGCGCAATATCCCGGAGAGCCGGATTTGTGCGGCGTTCAAGGTTCCCCCGACCGTGGCGCTGCTGTATGTGGGCTTGCAGCACATGACCTATGACAACGTGCAGGGGATGCTACGTTATTTCACGGAGCAAACATTGATTCCCATGTGGGATCGTTTTGACGATACGATCACGCACGGTCTGCGCGATGATTTTGGCCTTGAGGATAACGTCGAAGTGCAGTTTGATACGCGCGCTGTGGTGGCGCTGCAGGGACGACGGCTAGAGCTGGGCGATTTTGTGGATCGCGCGGTGCGCGGTGGGTATATGACCCGCAATGAGGCACGCGCGGAATTGGGGTTAGCGGAAACTGCTGACGGGGATGTGTTCCTCGTGGGGTTTAGCACGATTACGGAACCGGCATTGATGGCGGGGTCTGGTAAAGCCTCGCTAGATTCACGAGAAGAGGCTAAGGCGATCAAGGCAGAGACAACACAAGAGGCGCGGCGCCAGCGCGCGCTACAGGTTGGACGGATCTTGCAGAGCATTCGCAAAGGCGCCGAGTTGCAGATGGCAGCAGAGGTTGAGCGTTTCTTCCATGACCTGGCGTCGCGGGTGATGGAGCGGGCCAGAGCATTGACGGAAGCGGGTGTGCGTGCCTCCGTGTTGGAATGGAAGCTCGCCGGATGGGAACCAGGGCAATTTGACCCAACTACTGTGTGTGGGTTGGAGGCACTGTCTTCCAAGGCGCAACAGTTGACGCTACCGGGGCTGTTCGACGACGCCGATTTTGGCGATTTGCTGCATGTGTTCACGTTCTGGTCGTATGAGATATTGGCGGAATCGTGGGACACCTGGAATTATGCTCTCGATACGACATTGAGTTTCAACCGCAACGATCCGGCGGTGGTGGCGTTGGTACAGACGTTGGGTGAGCGGATCACATTGATCAGTGATACCACGCGCAATGGGGTACGGGAGTTGCTATCCGAAGGTTATCAGCGCGGCTGGAGCATTGATCATATTGTGAGCGGCGATCCGGAGGCCGGGATTCCAGGCCTGCGGGATACCGTTAGCGGGCTGACATATCGGAACCCGCAGGGACGCCTGATACACATTACTGCGGAGCAGCGGGCGCGAATGATCGCCCGCACAGAGTTGGGAACGGCGCAGAATCGCACGACGTACACACGCTATGTCAATGCGGGTGTGGAGCGGGTGTTGGTGCTGGATGATGGTTTCGAGAACTCGCACGAGTTTTGTCGGGCGATTAATGGCAAGGTAGTGCCGATAAGTTGGGCGAAGGGGCATGCGCTCTGCCACCCCAACTGTGTCAGGGCATTTGCACCAGAGTTCGATGCGCTGGTGGACGAAGGCGCGATTGCGGCAGCGGAGGCTGCGGGAAAGTGCCCGTTTGGCTAGAAGTCAGTATTGGTTTTGAGGAGCCCAGAGACTCCATAGGCAGACAGAAATAGCGGTTAAGGACACTTAACGGAGGTGTGAAGTGGCAGAAACAGAGGTTATGGAATACAAGGCAGCAGCCTCGCAGTTCAAGGCTGATGGCGACCAGGGGATTTACGAAGGGCATTTCAGCGTCTTCGACAACGTTGACGATGGGATGGATGTGATTCACCCCGGTGCGTTTGCGGAGACACTGGTCAAGCGGGCGGGTCGAATCAAGGTCTTCTACGCGCACGATTGGGATAAATTGATCGGACCGACACCGGATATGCTGGTTGAAGATGAGACGGGCTTGTATGCGAAGGGTCGACTCTCACTGGGCACCTTCTGGGGGCGCGAGGTATGGGAGTTGATGAGGGATAGCGCGCTCACAGAGGGCAGTATCGGTTACCGGGCGAAAGACTATGACTACGCCGAGAACGGGATCCGGCATCTGAAGCGCGTGGACCTATACGAGATCAGTCCGGTTCCGTTGGGAATGAACCCGCTTACCGAGTTGCGGGCGGTGAAAACGGTGCTGGGCTTCGAGCCAGAGGCACGTGCTATTGCGCTCAGTGAGAGTGTGAAGGCGCTGGTGGCGTTGGTCGAGGAATTGAAGGCCGGGCGTTTGTTGGTGACGGCGACACC